ACTCAAGCGGGCACCAAGATTTCAGAGCGAGCCGAGCTGATTCGATCGCGCACACATGAACGGAGCGAGCCGCAGCACCGGACAGCACCAAGAAGAATGAGCGAGCCATTACTCGTGAGGGCAACCATCCATCGAGAGCGAGCCTGAGATGAGAGCGCACCAGAAACCGGAGCGAGCCAATCACCACGAGAGACCCAGCGTGATCGAGCGAGCCACGCATCACGAGAGCTCCATAGCTGCAGAGCGAGCCGTTGGAGACGAGCGCACCATCACCTGAGAGCGAGCCGCACACCTGTGAGCGCACCGACAACAGCGAGCGAGCCGCAAGACGCGATTAGCGCCAGTGGATCGGAGCGAGCCAGAAATAGAAGTGCACCAGAACAGTGAGCGAGCCAATCGGTGTGAGAGCACCAAGCACCGCGAGCCTGGAGAGTAACGATATGAAGTTGAAGCTAGCCAACGACCTGTCGCTGCCCCTCGACGTCGTCACCGAGAAACTGGCGTGGCTTGGTCGAACGGGCAGCGGCAAAACGTACGGCGCGATGAAGCTCGCCGAGCTCATGCTCGACGCCGGCGCGCAGATCGGCGCGCTCGATCCCGTTGGCGTGTGGCGCGGACTGCGCGTCCCGGAGAAGAAAGGCGGCACGTCGTACGACGTCGTTGTCTTCGGCGGGCTGTACGGAGATCTTCCGCTGCAGCCCGGCGCCGGCGCGCTCATCGCGGACGTCGTGTGCGATCGGGGCATCTCGTTCGTGATCGACGTCAGCCAGTTCATCGCGTCCGAGCAGCAGCGCTTCGCGAAGTCATTCGCCGAAAGATTCTTCCAGCGCCGAAAGGCCGCGCCGGCGGCGTGTCACTTGTTCATGGAGGAATGCCAGGAGTTCCTGCCGCAGAACCCGATGGGCCTCGAGGCGGACACGCTGCACGAGTTCCAGCGGCTGTGGAAGATTGGCCGCAACTTCGGCATCGGTGGCAGTCTGATCTCGCAGCGGCCGCAGGAAGTCAACAAGAAAGCCCTGAACATGAGCGGCACGCTGTTCGCGTTTCAAATGACGGCGCCGCAGGAAAGAAAGGCGGTCAAGGATTGGGTCGCCGACCACGGCATCGCCACGGAGATCGAGAGCGTGCTGCAGAAGCTCGAGGTCGGAGAGCCGCATGTTGAGAGCCCGATGTTTCTCAACGTGTCGAGGACCGTGCGCATTCTCCCTCGTGTCACGGCGGATCTCTCGAGCACGCCGAAGGTGGGCACGTCGAAGGCGGCGACACGGCCGCTCACGCCGATCGACGTCGAGCAACTGAAATCCGCGATGGCCGAAACCATCGAGAGAGCGGCGGCTGACGATCCCCGCCTGCTTCGCCGGCGCATCCAGGAGCTCGAGAAGCAGGTCAAGGGTATGAGTTCAACTCATATACCGGCACGTCAGCCGCCGGCTCCAAAGGTCGTGGAGAAGCCCGTGCTGAAGGACGCGCAGCTGACGAAGATCGACGCGCTCATCATGCGCACCGAGAAGGCGTTCGATCGTGCCACCAAGCCGGTCGAGGAGCTGCGCAGCGTGCTGAAGACGCTGAACGACGCCGTGCGACTCGTCCGGCAGCCGGCGCCAGCTGCACGCCAGGTCGTTCAGCCGACCGCCCGCCACATACCTGTCGGGTCGGGGGCCGAGGCCGCTGACAGACCGTCGCGCGCGACGTCGCCGGCGAGCTCGAACGGCTCTCTCGGCTCCGGCGAGCGCGCCACGCTCATCGCCGCCGCGCAGTATCCCGAAGGCCTGACCCGCGAGCAGGCCACCATCCTGACGGGCTACAAGCGCTCCACGCGCGATGCGTACATTCAGCGGCTCCAAGCTCGTGGGTTCGTCGATGCGCGCTTAGGCGACGTCTACGTGACCCAGGCGGGTATTGCTGCGCTGGGGTCGGACTTCGAACCGTTGCCCACCGGGCAGGAGCTGCAGGCCTATTGGCTGCGCCGGTTGCCCGAAGGGGAGAGGGCGGTCCTCGAGGCCTCCCTGCGCTCGTATCCGCATGCGGTCGACCGCGAGTCGCTCAGCGAATCGACGGGCTACAAACGCTCGACCCGGGACGCCTACATTCAGCGCCTGTCGGCGAGGAAGCTTGTAGTGCCAGGGCACGGGGTTGTGAAGGCCAGCGACCACCTTTTCGGCACATAAGCCATTCAAATAATTAGCGTTCGGTCGATTACACTGAGGCATGGCTGATGCTGAGGTGGAGCGACGCCGCCGCGGCGATGACCGACGGCCCCGTCGTCCCCTCAGGGGCATCAACCGCCGCTGTAACGATGACCCGGATCTCAAGGCCGTATTCGAGCGAGCGTTGCTCGACGTGGGCCGGGCGCTGCACGCGTTGCGCGAACGCCAGGGCTGGAGCCAGGAGGCGGAGGCGATCGCCGCCGGCCTGCATCGCGAGACGGTCTGCGAGCTCGAGCGTTGCCAAGGCGATCCGCGGCTCAGCACGATCGTCCGGCTCTTCTACATCCACGGCTTTCGCTTCCAGGTCGAGTTGCGTGCCAACCCGCAGCCGCGGATTGACGGTTATAACCAGCCGCCGGTTTGAACCGTCCAGATCCAACCAGTCCCACGAAAAGCTGAGACGGTTGACCTCGGCTGTCACCACGGCGCTCCCGTGGCCGATGGCGCTTTCCTGGACAACTGAATCTCCGCTTGAGGTCATGAGGGACTCGACCATGAAGACTGCACGCATCCTGCTGTTCATCGCTCTCGCTGTGCTTGTAATCGTCGCGCCGGTTTTCGCGCAGACCACTCCCTCAGAGGTCCCAGCCGGTCGGGCTTTGCGTCTGGTCGTTGACCACGACGGCGATGGCGTCACCGGCTCGCCATCGGGCTATCGCCTATATCTCTGCCCGGGCACGGTCCCGGACTGCACGACCGTGCTCATGGCGGTGATCGCGAGTACGCGCGTCAACAATGTCGTGACGTTCGACATCCCTGCCGGCGTCGCGCGTGGTCGCTACACGCTGCAGGCCTCGGCGTTCAACCCTGATTACGAAACGAAGTCAGCGGTCCTTGTCTTCGACGCCAAGCTCCCCGCGCCGAGCGCGCCTGGCACTCCCCGATTCCTGACCGTCACCACAGCGGCCGACGGCACGATCGGGCTCAGGTTGCTCGACGTAGCCGACGTGCGGGAGATGCTGCTCGCGCTGCCGCCCCTCGGCGCCCTCTCAGCTCCACTCGAGCACGCACAGTAGTTTCGCTCGACGCGGCACGACGAGATGTTCGTGGCGAACGCGACCGACACTCCCGGAACTCCAGCCGCGAGCGATCAGTCCACGACTCGATCCCCCAATGGGAAACCCGAACGATTCGTCAGCCCTGACTGGCTCGTCGCCTACCTGGTGCGCAGCTTCGACATCGAGATCACGGTGAAGACGCTGGCCAACTGGCGCTCGAGCGGCAAAGGGCCCAGCTACATCTCGGTTGCGGGCCGCGTGCGGTACGACGTCCACGACATCGGCCGCTGGCTCGCGGCGCAGCGACGTCGGCGAGGCGAGCCATGAGCAGCGCGACCTACGGCGTGCGCGCGCAGTGGGACAGCCGGACCGTCAAGGCCGCGCTGTCAGCGCTTCAGCCGAGGCAATGGGCGTTCGCGACGGCGATGGCGCTCACGCAGACCGCGAAGCACGTGAAGGGCGCCGAGCTCGAGACGATGCGCGGCGTCTTCGATCGACCGACGCCGTTCACGATGAACGCCCTCTACATCCAAGGCGCGACCCGCGATCGCCAGGAAGCGCGGGTCTGGTTCAAGGACTTCGCGCCGAAGGGCACGCCGGCGGGCAAGTACCTCCTGCCGCAGGTCCACGGTGGCGAGCGCAGCGATACACGCTTCGAACGATCGTTGCAGCGCGCGGGCTATCTCTCGAAGGGCAAGCAGCTGGTGCCGGCGAGCGGTGCGCCGCGTGACGCCTACGGAAACGTGCAGCGAGGGATGTACACGCGCATCCTCTCGCAGCTGCGGGCCTCCGCTGATCCGATGCAGCATTCGCGGCGCCGCAAGAGCCGTCGGCAGCGAGCTCGTGGCGGAACGTTCTTCTACGGGAATCCAGGCGGCAAAGGCCGCGGGATCTATGCGCGCTATCACTTCGCCTTCGGCAACACGGTGCGGCCCATCTTCCTGGAGATGCGCAATCGCCCGACGTATCGCAAGCGGTTCGCATTCTTCGCCGTGGCGGAACGGACAGCCGGCACGCACATGGCCACCGAGTTCAACAAGGCCGCTGATTTCACGCTGAGGACTGCGCGATGAAGATGATCGACGGCGAGTTGCAACCATCGTGAACACGTTCGTGGGCTACGTCCTGCTGAGGAAGATGGTCGGCGCGTGGCGTGGACTCGAATTCTACGGACTTGCATTCGGCAAGCGTTGGTACGTCGGCTTCGTGCGATTCGATCACGTGCGCGATCAGAAGCGAGTCACACCATGATGAAAGCGTTCATCGAGATCACCAACGAGGACGAACGCGCGTGTGCGTGTCCGACATGCGCTGCGTCTTTGCGCTGCAAAGCACATCGCGTACCAACGGCGCCCCGTGCCATAGGTTCTTCCGCCGCCGCGGCGCGGGCGGGCACTTCGGCCCCCCCGACAGCGCTCACTGGGAAGGTTTTTGAGAGTTAACAGTTAACGGTTGACATGGTGGCTCGGAAACAGAAAACCATCGTTCCGAAGAAGCGCGCGCGCACCGTCAAGGCGGCCCTGCCACGGCACACATCGCAGGCGAGCTATGCGCGGCATCGTAATGTGAGTCGAGTCGCGGTCTCGAAAGCGATCGCGAGTGACCGACTCAAGGACTCCTTGATTGTGATCAACGGCGTCGCCTGGATCCGCGACGTCGCGCTCGCCGACAAGGAGTGGGCCGCGAACACCGATCTCTCGAGGGCGCATGATGCTGTGAAGTCAGCCGCGGCGCAGTCGAAGGTGCTGCCGTTCGTGCCCGTCGAACCACAGCCAGGTTCCATGGCAGACGCCTCGACGCGGGAGAAGCACTGGCGGGCGTTGAAGGCGGAACTCGATTACAAGCGGGCCGCCGGCGAACTCGTCGACGCGGCCGCCATCCAGGCGCGCATCGTCGAGATCTTCACCACCTGCCGGACGAAGCTGCTGGGCCTGCCGACCAAGGCGAAGCAACGTCTGCCGCACCTGGCGCTCGCCGATGTCTCGGCGCTCGACGACGTCGTTAGGGAGTCCCTCGAGGAGCTCGTCCCGGAAAGGGTCAGTTCATGAGCCACCCTGACGACATCGCGGTCGCTATCGCGATCGGCAAGGAGAACCGCGAGCTGTCCATGCTCCTGGAGCACGCGATTGCAGAGTTGTCGAAGGCGAACGTGTGTCTGACGCCGATACTCGAACACTGGCGGCTGCGCCGCGAGCTCGGACAACAACAGCACCGCGAGGATCTGAAGCGCCGCCTCAGCGCGGTCCCTGTCAAGCCGTCGCAGCTTGAACTCCAGCGAGCGGCTGAAGCGGAAGTGGCTGCCGCCGCCCAGAGCCTCGTGTCCTCGCTGCGGAATCGGAGGGGACGCGTGTGATCGCCGACACCGCGAATGTCGACGAGCTGCTCGATCGTGCCCTCACGGCGTGGCGGCCGCCGCCGCGGCTGAAGCTATCGGAGTGGGCGGACGAGAAGTACTACCTCTCAGTCGAGTCCGCCGCGGATCCCGGGCGCTGGCACACGCTGCCGTATCAGCGGGAGATGATGGACTGCTTCACCGATCCCGCTGTCACCCAGATCACGGTGATGAAGTCCGCGCGTGTCGGCTACACGAAGGTGATCGGCGCGGCGATCGCCTACCACGTGGACCAGGACCCGTGCCCGATCATGGTCGTCCAACCGACCTTGCCTGATGCCAAGGGCTACAGCAAGGAAGAGATCGCGCCGCTGATTCGCGATGTGCCCGTGCTGACGGATCGGTTCGCGGCGTTCCGGAACACGCTCCTCCTGATGCGATTCGTCGGAGGCATCCTGCAGATCGTGGCGTCGACCACCGCGAGCAGCTTTCGACGCGTGTCGCGCCGGCTGCTGTTGCTGGACGAGGTCGACGGCTACGCGCCCAGCGTCGGCAATGAAGGTGATCAGGTCAAACTCGCCATCCGACGCACGGAGTACTACTGGAACCGGAAAGTCGCGGCGGGCAGCACGCCGACGCTCGCCGGCGCGAGCCGCATCGAGCTCCTCTTCGCCGCCGGCGATCAGCGTCGGTACTACGTGCCCTGCACGCAGTGCGGACACATGGACTATTTCGTGTTCCGCCGTGAAAGCACCGACGGCGCCGGCAAGGCCGTCGGCCACTTCATGATGTGGGACGCGCCTGACGGGTCAGACGCGCACTTCGTCTGTAGCGTCTGCGGCGGCGTCATCGAGGAGCGGGACAAACGCGACATCATCGCCCGCGGGGAATGGTGTGCCGCGGCGCTGTTCACCGGGCACGCGAGTTTTCACATCTGGGCCGCGTATAGCTACTCCCCGAACGCCACGTGGCCGCAGCTCGCAGCCGAATACATCGCGGCGAATCGTGAGGGCGTCGAGTCGCTGAAGACCTACGTCAACACGGTTCTGGGTGAGACGTGGAAGGACAAGGGGGAAGCGCCCGAGTGGGAGCGGCTCTACGAACGGCGTGAGAGCTACGCCATCGGCACATGCCCGGAGGGCGTGCTCTTCCTCACCGCTGGCGTCGACGTGCAGCAAGACCGCCTGGTCTACGAAGTGGTGGGCTGGGGGCGCGGGAAGCGCTCGTGGTCGATCGATGCCTTCTCCATCCCCGGTGACACCGCGGACGAAACGACGTCGGGGCCCTGGGTAAAGCTCGACGCGGTGCTCGCTCGCACGTTCCGGCACGTGTCTGGCGCGGAGCTCGCGATTGCGCGGACGGCGGTCGATAGCGGGTTTCGGACGCAGACGGTGTATAGCTACGCGCGGCGGCACGGCAGCGCTCGTGTGATCGCCACGAAGGGGACGGATCGCGCAGGCCTGCTGATTGGCACGCCGGCGAAACTCTTCGTCACGGCCAGCGGCAAGCGCATCGGCCACCGTGTCTGGCCGATCGGCACCCCGGTCGCGAAGAGCGAGCTCTATGGCTGGCTGAAGCTGCCACGTCCGACAGACACGGCGCGCGCCGCCGGCGACAGCGATCCACCGGGCTACTGTCACTTCCCGCAGTACGACGAAGAGTTCTTCAAGCAGCTCACGGCGGAACGCCTGGTCGGTCAGCGCATCCACACGGGTTTCATCGTGTACGTCTGGACCCTGCAACCCGGGCGGGAGAATCACTTCCTCGATTGTCGAGTCGGCGCACGCGCGGCGGCCGCCGTCGTCGGCATCGATCGCTTCGCTGAATCCGATTGGGCGAAGCTCGAGAGCGCCGTCTCTCACGAGCCTCCACCGCCACCGGCGTCGCCGGTGCCGCCGCCGAGCTCCCCAGCACCAGTCCCGTCGGCAGGGCACGCTCGGCAGGGGCCGTGGATTTCGCCGAAACCGAGCTGGTTCAAGAAAGGACGATAGATCCGATGGCATGGACACAGGCCGACGTCGACACCCTGAAGGCCGCGATCGCGAGCGGTGTGCGACGAGTGCGGTACACAGACCGTGAAGTCGAGTACCAGAGCACTGACGAAATGCTCGCGGCGCTTGGGACGGCCCAGCAAGCGGTCAACGCGAGCGCTGGCACGCCGAGCTTCGTCCGCCTCGGGATCACGAAAGGATTCGACGCATGACGCTCAGCCGATTGGACCGCGCGCTGCTCTCAGTGGCCCCGCAGTTTGCCGCGCGCCGGCTGCGAGCTCGCGCGCTCGCGCTGACCTACGCGCACTACGAGGCCGCACAGGGCGGACGACGCACCGACGGATGGACGCGCATGTCGACGGACGTCAATGCGGCGAACGCCGCCGCTCTTCCGGTGCTCCGTGATCACGCGCGCGATCTCATCAGGAACAACCCGTGGGCGGAGCGCGGCAAGCAGGTGATCGCGAACAACACCGTTGGTTGGGGCATCATGCCGAAGCCCATCGGCGACTTGAACGGCCACGCCGTCAAGCGTGCGCGGACCCTCTGGAAGGCGTGGGGCCATTCGACGCAGTGCGATCTCGAGGGCCAGCGTGACTTCTACGGCCTTCAGCGGCTCGTGATGTAAACCGTTGCCGAAAGCGGTGAAGTCATCGTGCGCAGGTATCGCGTCACGAACCGGGGCCTGGCGATCCCGATGCAGCTGCAGGTCCTCGAGGGGGACTACCTCGATACGACGCGCGATCTCATCGCCACACGCGAGGGCGGGAAAATCATTCAGGGTGTCGAGTTCGATGCGATGGGTCGACGCGTGGCCTATTGGTTGTTCCCCGAGCATCCCGGTTCGGCGAATCGCTTCGGCACCAGCCGCTTGATTGGGACCTCGCAGCGTGTGCCGGCCGACGGCGTGTTGCACG